CAAAAACCTACAAATAGGACGCCAAAACCCTACAAATAGGTCGCCATTTAACTACAGATAGGACGCCAAAACCCTACAAATAGGTCGCCAAAACCCTACAATTTTAATTGGTTTTGTAGGTGTTAAAAATCACTTGACAAACCTACAAATAGGTCGCCAAATACCTACAGGTTTTTATTGATTGTAGGTGTAAATTTTGAACAACAAAACGTTGGTCGTTAAAGACAATCGTCTAATCGAAGCGAGCTATACGCTCGGTCTGACTGAGCAACGTCTGATCTTGATGGCGATTGCATGGGCGCGTCAAAATGACATCGAGCTAACGCGTGATACGTGGGTCGAGCTGCGTGCGTGCGATTACTCAGCGTTGTACGGTGTTGATCTTGAGGTGTCATACAAACAATTGAGCGCGGCTTGTGAGTCGCTGCAACATCGTCAATTAAAAGTCGCTGGCGTTGATCGTATGACCCGTGCGCCTGCTGTTTATGTGTCCAAATGGGTCACGTCAGCGATCTACGTTAAAGACGTTGGCTTGGTGCGTATGCAATTTGATGCAATGCTAGTACCCTACGTGAGTGATTTAGACTCTCACTTTACAAGCTACACGCTTGGATCAATTTGCGGGCTGTCAAGTTATTACGCGATGCGTTTGTATGAGCTTTTAGCACAGTATAAAAATGTTGGTAAACGTACAATTATGATTGGTGAGTTAAAAGATTATCTTGAGTGCGATTTGCCGTCTTATGAGCGATTAGATAATTTTAAATCTAGAGTTGTTGACTCTGCATTAAAGCAAATTAACGACAGCACAGATATTGCTTGTGAGTATGAGCTAAATAAACTTGGTAAACGTGTTGTCGGTTTTGATTTTAAAATAAAATTAAAACAAACCAAGGCCAGACCAAAAAAGCCTAAGCAACTCCCCTCCCCTGCCCTCCCTGCACCCCTAAAAATCGAGCTAACCACGGCTGAGCGTGCGATGCTTAAAGACTTGCAAGTGTCACGTCCTGATCTGACGATTGACGCCATAAAAGCCATGAGCGCGACCCAAGGGATTGATCCGCTCATGGTCATGATCAATCTTAAAAAATCATCATGATCTATACACTATATATTGTATATACAGTATATAGTGTGTATAGTGATCATATCGGACGGTACGTCCATATGAGATAAAACCATGATTTTATTAGTAGGGTACGAAAAAGGCGGGGTCGGTAAATCGACACTCGCCAAAAATTTAGCGGTCTATTTGCAGCAAAGCGGTCGCGACGTGATGACAGTTGACACTGATCCACAGCAGTCGCTATACGCGTGGGCGGCGGTACGGGCTGACAATGCGGCCGTGGCTGACATGCCGTGCATCAAGCTGACCGGCTCTAAAATACTGTCAGATTTGCGCTCACTAGCCCCCAAATACGATGATCTGATTATTGACGCGGGTGGCGCTGACTCGCCTGCGTTACGCGCTGCAATGTCCATTGCGACGCATATGCTAATACCCATGCAACCAGCTATTGGTGATATACAACCGCTTGCGCATATGTGTGAGTTAATCGAGCAAGTTAAAATCATTAATCCAAATTTATTTTATCGTGCTGTCTTAATGATGTGTCCAGCGTTGCCAAATCAGGCGGCGTTAATATTGGATGCAAAAGACGCGATTGGGTCATATGACATTGAGACGCTAAACAGCTACACGACGCGGCGTTTAATCTATGATCAAGCCAGTGGCGATGGTTTAACCGCGTATGAGTCAGATAATGCCAAGGCGCGGGCTGAGATAACAGAGATAGCACGAGAGGTATTAACTCATGTCTAAATTTAATAGCGTCAAGCGGGCGGCCAAACCGACTGAGCAAACCAATGACGCGGCCACGGCGGCATTTATAGCAGGGGCTATCGAGCGCGTCGAGGGTGTGCCAGTGCCCACTAAACGGCTGACTGGTGCGCGTGCGCGTGCGCGGGTGCTGTTTAGTATTGATCCGGCTGTTGATGCAATGATTGTGAAAATTAGCCAACGGCCAGTTGATTTTAGGTCTAACAAGTCGGCGGTGGTAGAGGCTGCTGTGCGTGCGTTTAATGCGTTGCCTGTTGATCAACAGATTGCATTATTGCGTGATGTATAACTAATATATATCGTATATATAATATATATGAGTTATACAAAAAGGCCGCTTGAGTTGATCAAGCGGCCTTTTCTATTGCCGATAATAGCGGTTATCGGCAGTAGGTGCGCACATGATGATAATACGCGCACATCATGATTAAAGCCGCGTCTTCCTCGCGCCAATTTTTATACAAGCGGCCTATGTCGCTTTGATCCATGCTATTGATAATCTTGATGATAATGTCCGGCTGATCAGTTTCAAAAAAAGATTCAGCCGACGCAATGTCTAGCGCGGGCGGCGTGTCGATAGGCGCTTGCAGCTTATCTAATTGATCTGCAATGTATTGTTTGATGCCGTCGGTATCAACATCAATGTCAAGTTTAATGCGTGCAATGCTGTCAAATTGCTGCGTTTGCATAAAGTCTGCTGCTTGCTGCATTACGTCTGCAACATAGGCATCTGTGGCGGCGCTGGCGGCATCTTGTAGCGCGTTGATGATGCTGGCGCGGTCGTTAAAGCGGGCGTGTGGGTCGGTCATGATGGTATCCGATTGATAAAAGGGTATTTTGTCCGCGTGCGGCATACTGCAAAATGGCGTTGTTGTAGTTGATTACGTAGGTTTTTTTGCAAGCGGGGCATGTCACATAATCGAGCGCATAGGGTGTGGTGGGCGGTTGATATAAATGCAGGCAACGGCATTGCACGCGCCAAACATTGACAGGTTTATTTTGCAGCTTGCTAACGCGCAAAAAATCAAGCGTTTTATACTGTTTTGCTTGATCAATCCATTTTTTGTATTGCGGGTTGGGCAATCTAAAAATATGGCTGTTAGGCAAATTACGGCATGATCTAGCATTGTTTAATGCTTTTGCTGCTGCAAAATCTGACAGATATCGTTTGGCATGATCAAAAACCACGGTGCGTGCGGGGTCACCTGTACCGGATGCTAACCAACAATTTTTATCTATCATCACGATGTACAAAAACGGGTCAATTTTTGGTTTGAGGTGGCTCATGATGCTATCCGTTTGGCGTTGATTAACTGCAAAATGCTAAAACGCAAATCACCCGCTGCAAATAAAATCCCGTCCGGCGTGCTGGTCACTGCACGCCCAACAAACATCGTACCGGCTGAGGCGGCGGTTATATCGTCATATTTATCAATCTGATTGATTAAGTCGTGATGACTAAACGGCTGATTGTTTGGCCGCTCATTTTGACGATGACGCGCAACGGCTGGCAAACACGACAAAATCAAAACTAAATCCGGTTTATGTAATGACTCCCATAAATCGGCCGATTTTAAGCGCATTTTGTGGTTGTAAATTGGCTCAGTAATGCACGGGTGGCGATCACAGATAATCACGTCATAATCTTTTGCAAGCTCATGCAGCTTTGCATCAAGGTCGGCTGCTTGGTTTAGATACCAATCTAGACGATTTTTGCCGTCCAGCTCACGGGCTGGACTGCGCCACTGGTGATGCAATACGCGCAAATTGGATTGCATCAAACCGCGCATGGCTGACTTGATGACGGCGGTTTTGCCACTGGCGTTGATGCCGTCAACCACTGCAAAAATGGGCGTGTTGGTCATTGTGTCAAATCTCGCTCAATGGTTTTTAAAATCAAAAATGCACTTTGGATGGCGGCCCATGCCAGCGGGTCGATGGTTTTTGCCCGCTGGTCGCGGGTGTGTGTGTGCCGGATCTGATCGACCACTTTTTTTAGATGTGACATCGCCTTAGCGATCAGGTCGGTGGCTGCGTGGGGTGGCGCGGGGTCTTTTTTGTCCAGTAAATCATGCAGCAGTCGCGTCAACTGTCGCGCTGTGTGCACAGATTTAGCAATGTCGCTTGGGGTCGTGTCGTATACAGCAGTTGTTTTGTCTCGCGGGCGCGGTTTTTGATGGCGATCATTTTGCGGCCACCATGTAAATTGCCATGCCAGCGGTGGCGACCCACAAGACCAAAAAGATGATTGCTAAAATGCCGTATGTATCAGCGCGGGTGATTGCGTCGTCGAGCTGCGCGTTTAGCAGCGCGATCCGGTGTTGATCAGTCTTTTTATCGGGGTGCATGGTTAGCTCGCGGGTGTTGTCCTGCGCAGATAACAACATAAGTATTTTTGTTTGTAAACAACAAAAGTTGTTTTTTGTGCAAAAAATAAACCGACTATAAAGTCGGCTTATCTTTGTCCGGATTATTTAAAAGGTTCTGACGATCCGGCCTTGCCATTGTCCATTTGTATTTGTGACCCTACAGTCAACAGTGTTGACCGTCAGCGCACCAAAACTGTTTTTTGCTCTGACTCGTTGCTGCACATCAAAACCGCCTTTTTTGCGTTTTTTGATTGGTGCATCATCGGCATAGTACAAAAACTCAATGCTGCTTGGGTCTTTTGCTGCTGCCTTTATTAGCTCGTTGCATCCTAAAAGGGCCATTGATTTTTCTGCAAAAAGATCATCTGCGGCTTTCTTTTGGGCGGCTATTTTAGCTGCCATATCATCTTCTTTTTTGCGTTGATCTGGGGTCAATGCAGTACGGCGGGCTTGTTCGGCATCGGCTTGTTCGGCGTCTTTTTTATCAGCAACAATTGCAGCAAATATAGACAGTCCAATACCTGCAATGATCGCCCATAAAAAAAACTTTTTGATGCCGGTAGCAGCTTGTGCAATGACATCTGGTTTGTTAGTCATTTGATGATCCTGTTAAATTGGCTTGCTTTGGCTTGGTGCAATAATGGCCGTGATTGGATAGATTTTTTTGATCGTAATGCGTTGGATACTAACGCGACCCACATCGTTTAAACAATCAATCTCAATGCTGGTGGCTCGTGCAAATAGATACTCGCCAATCGACCATGTACTGTCTTGATGCTCAATTAACAGATACTCGCCCTCAATGGGTTGTCGAGTCTCATCACATGCAACCATCCAGCCGTCTCTAAATGGACGTTGCATTGTGCTGCCAACAATCTGATATACAACTGTTTTAGCGGTTGCACAAAAAACTGGTACACAATGAGTGGGTGTTTGGATTTCAGTAAAGCAGATTTTTTGATCGTTACTATTCAGCATTTCAATCTTCCCCGATACCTGTATGATTTTAGATATCAGGTTGGGGTCAGATCGGTTTTTTAGGGTGTCAGTTTTGTCGTCAGTTTGACCAGTAATTAGCCACGTATGCGATACGCCAAGTGCATTGGCTAAATCCAATGATTTACGACTGCTTTGGTTGTCTCTTGTTTCCATAGCATTGATCGCGCCCTGCGTCATGTTGACTAAGACGGCGAGTTGATCTTGCGTCAGTTGTGCAGCTAACCGCGCTTGCTTAACACGTTTGCCTAGAGCCATGACGCGACCATACAACAAATGATGTTACACGACAAACTGCAAATGTATTTGACATTGATTACAACATTTGTTTTATTTGCGCCAGTACGTTTTGTTTTGGGGTTTTTACAGTGGCTGATATCAAGTATCCAAACGAGCTTGCAGCAGTTGAGCAGGCTGTATCCGTGGCGGGCAATCAAACAAAATTGGCACAGGCCGTGGGTTGTCGTCAGCAGTACGTCTCCAATTGGATTAATCGGGATGGGCGCTGTAGTGCGCATTACGTTTTGGCTGTTGAGCGTGCAACTGGTGTTAGTCGTCATCGGTTACGGCCTGATCTATATCCGGTTTGCTAAACGTAACAAAAACAGACACCCAACGACACGACAATAATGGACGCAAATTATCATGATGACCGCAACTGAGCGTGCTACAAACTGCCTATTACCGCTAGAGACTGCGCTATACCGCGCATGTGCTGACAAACGCGGCGCGGTCGGTGCAATTGCAGACATGTACGGCATCAATGCCAGCACACTGCATTTAAAACTAAACCCAAACCGTGCCACACATCACCTGTCACCAGCGGACATCGAGGCGGTTTTAGCGTACACGCAAGACCCCCGCATTATGGACGCCATTTGTGCAGCGCATGGCGCGGCAGTCTGGTATGCGTTACCACAGCTAGAGGCTGCCGATAGTGAGCTGTTTGCCAGTTTTGGCGATCTGTCAAAGCGCGTGGGTGATCTGGGGCACAGTCTGTTTGCTGCACTAGCTGACGGGGTGATTGATGACGATGAGCTAGACGCACTGCGCAAATATGCGGCGCAACTGCATAGCGCCACAGGGGCAATCATTGCCGCTGCTGAGCGCAAGCGCGGTGGTGTGTAATGCGCAAAACGTTACTCACACAATCTGAGTCCGCACCGCTGTCAGACCTGTGGTTTGATGCTGTACCGCTGCACAATCCGCTAGACCCGATGTTGTCGGGTCGATCAGCAGCGACAGACATGCGTAGACCAAACTGTCAGTTAGTCATTGATGCGCATGGTGATCTGTCTAATCATGTGATCGTTAGGCTTGAGGACAGCACGGGAGCCACGTCGTCGCTCGCGCATTTGCCCGACGATTACCACGAGCGGCCAAACGCCAAAATTATTTACATGCCAAAGGGTTACCCTCTTGGCGCGATGATGATCGGGGATGATGACGCGCCGATCATGTGGCTATGCGCAACCATACAAGACGCGTGGGCTATACACCGATCATCGACCATGCCGACGTTTTGCGCGGTGTATTTTACCGACAGCAACCGCGCACATATCATCAACGCCTATGCGAAAAAACGTCGTATGGCCTATTGCATTGACTCAGTTGAGCGCGAGTCACAACAACAGCCAACAGCAAAAACACCGGTCATAGATCAACGGTTTGTCCAACTGGTTGACGTGTCTGCGCGGCCCGCTATGGCTATCGAGTTTGGCGAGGACATCGGCAAACAGATAGACCAGGTGATTTACGCGGCGGACATGGCGCGCGCCGAACTCCCCCACGCCCCCACTATAGGAGCGCCGCCAGCGTTTGGCGCATGGACGCCTGATTTAATGCTTGAGCGTGTCAGCCTGATTTATGGCACAGACACGGTCTGGGACGACATCAACCGCATACAGATCAAACTATCGCACTTGCGCCATGCGACTGGCAAAACACTTTATGACGGATGGATTGACAATCCACAGCGGCGCATCGTCAAAGGTCTGGTGTTTGATCCATCTGAGCAACAAATTGACAGATATACTATCAATCTGTTTAGTGGGTTGCCGCCACAAACGTACAATGCAAAGGCCAGTTGCAAGCATATACTCGGGCATCTGCTGCGCCTATGTGGGGGGCGGGGGGCTGAGTTTGAGTGGTTAATCAAATGGATAGCCTATCCGCTGCAAAACATGGGTGCCAAAATGGATAGCGGCGTGATCATGTATGGCAGTGAGGGGCCGGGCAAGAGCGTGTTATGGGAGCATGTCATCGGGCGCATTTACGGTGATTACGCGATCACCATCGGCCAGTCACAATTAGAGTCACAATTTACGTCATGGCAGTCCGGCAAACTGTTTGCGTTATGCGAGGAGGTCGTGAGCCGGACAGAGCGCAACCAACATAAAGGTCAATTAAAACATCTGGTTACTGGCCGCACACTCTTGATCAACGAAAAAAGTATGCCGTTGCGTGAGGAGTCTAATCACCTTAACTTTGTGTTTTTATCTAACAGTACAATCCCGCTAGAGCTAGACATGGGCGACCGCCGATATCTGGTGCTGTACTGTGGCGATGTGCCAGACAAAACATATTTTGATCAGTTGTTTAATGAGATCAACGCCGATGGGGTGGCCGCGTTTTATCATCACCTCATGCAGTTGGATCTAGGCGATTTTAACGCCCATGCCAAACCGCCCTTAAACGTCGATAAACAACAACTTATCGAGGCATCATTGCCTAACCCTGTGCTGTTTTATAACGATTGGGCCGCGGGTGATTTAGATATACCGTTTACCAGTTGCACCAAATCGGATCTGTTTAACGCGTATCGGCGCTGGTGCACGCAACGTAATGAGTACCCCAAGCGCGACCGTGATTTAACCGCTGAGCTGAGGCGCTACATGATCGACGACCGCAAAGATATACACTATCCGACCACCAGCGCCCCCAAAAAAACGGTTAGGGTGTGGATCACGCCCGATGACCAAAAGATGTTGCGTGAGCAAGCGGACGGTCTGACGCGCCTGCAAAATCTGATTAATATGTTTAGCTATCGTGCTAAACCACAGGACGATGAGGATTTTTGATCATGATTAAATCATCACTGACAACACCGACAGCAGCGCCGACAGCAAAACCGACAGCACAAACCATTGCAAATCAACAGACCGACAGCACCGACAGCACAACAGGCGTGCATGTGTGTGCGCATACACATACAACATATAATGTGGTGTCTGTGCTGTCTGTGGTGTCGGTAGATGGTATTAAAAAATATAAATCAAATACTTATAAACCGACATCAACACCGACAGCAAAAAAACCTAGTGTCGGTAATGATGATTTAGTGTTAGCAACATGGCAAACAGCGGCGGGCTGCAATACACCAGTCATGCAGGCGGCTGCACAATCGTTTGCACGGTTAGATCATCTTGCGTACTGGTGCTATCAGCTTGCTGTTGTGGGTGATCGGACATCTTATGAGCATGTGTCATCTGTAGTTAGATTAGGAGTGTTAGTGCTAGTAGATCATTATAAATTGCACCACAGCTACGCTAATGGCATCGTCAATACCATCATGTACGAGATCCAAATGCCGTGTACTGCACGGCCATTTAGCGGTCGCCAACGTGCTGCCGCATCTGAGGAGATTGCGCAAAAAACGTGGTCACGCAATAAAATGTGCCGCATTGTTGATGCGATTATTAAAGAGCTTGATGCCGCGCTAGACCGTGCCGACCGACTCACGCGTGATCAGACAATCGAGGCAATCACGCAATAATTTAAATACCGTTTGACAGTGACTCAGTTTTAGCCTATTTTTTACCAAAATGATCAAGCTCACCCGCTAATAAGTAGGTGGGCTTTTTTGTTGTCTGACGTTTGGTTTTGGCCGGTGACTGTTGGTTTAGTCACCGGCCTTTTTTATTTGACTGGGGCGCAGCATGGCAACCGTACCAAATCGCCCATGTCTCTATGCCGGTTGTCGGTCATATGCATCTGAGCACAGCTATTGTGTCCAGCATCAAAGCAAGCGTCGCGTCGCTGACGTGGCACGGGGCACGGCTGCACAGCGCGGCTATGACAGTAAATGGCAACGGGCGCGGCTAGAGTTTTTACGTGTTAATCCGTTGTGCGGCTATTGTTTGGCTGCTGGTCATGTCGTCGCTGCCAACGTCGTTGACCACATCACGCCCCACAAAGGGGACAAGCGGTTGATGTGGTCGCGCACCAACTGGCAAGCGTTGTGCAAACCATGTCACGACCGCAAAACGGCAACGGTTGATCGTGGGGCGTGGGCACCGTCGCTAAATCGTTGAGGGTAGGGGCGGTCAAAAAGTCTCAACCGCGTCGGCGCTAAAGACCGCGTCTTAATCTTTTTTAGTGTAAAGACAGATTTAGGTAGGGGGGTATACCCCAAAAAACCACAAATGAGGTCAAAAAATGACAGGAGGACGGCGCAAAGTGCCCCCACAATCGCGTTTAATCGCTGGCGAGTCAGTCCGCAAAGACCGTGATTATCACGGCGCTAACGCGCCATTAGAGCTGCCGCCGTGCCCTTTGTGGTTACCAAAATCAGCTAAAAAACACTGGTCAACACTGGGGCCGCAGTTGGTCGCCATTGGCCTGTTGTCAGTGATTGACGGTGATGTGTTTGCGATCCATTGCGACAACGTCACGCGCTATGCCGACGTTGTTGAGCAATTGGATGAGCTAAAAAATTGGCACACCACGACCCCCAACGGGTTTGAGGTGCAATCTGTATTGCTGCAAATCCGCAACAAATTACAGGATCAGATCATCAAAACGGCGCGTGAGTTTGGCCTGACGCCGTCGGCGCGTAGCAGTATTAGATCTGTCGATGCGCCACAGGGTGATCTATTTGGCGACGATGCCGCGTCGCGCACTGCTGATCCATTTGAGCCACAACATCGGGTGTCATAATGCGTGATTATCTGGCGATTGCCGACCAGTACGCCGCCGACGTGCTGTCGGGGTCGCTGGTTGCTGGTGAGTATATCCGGCTGGCATGTGAGCGGTATCTGCATGACAAACAGCGGGCGCTGACTGATCCAAATTTTGATTATCGGCTAGACGTTGGCCGCGCAAACCATGTGTGCCAATTTGTTGAGCTGATGCCGCACGTTAAAGCCTACGCGGGCGCGCCGGTTGGCGGCTTAGGCTGTTTGGTGATGGCACCGTGGCAGGTGTTTGCCACCGTCAATTTGTTTGGTTGGGTCAATGAGATCGGCATCCGTCGGTTTATGTTTGTTTATATTGAGGTGGCTAAAAAAAACGGCAAATCGACGTGGTTAGCAGCGGTCTGTCTATACATGGCAACGGCTGACGGTGAGCAAGGGCCAGAGGTCTACACCGTGGCCACAAACTATGATCAGGCCAAAATCGTTTGGCAGGATGCTAAAACCATGCTGACAAAATCACCGCGGCTGGCCGCTGGTTTTGCTGCGCATACCACGATTTATGACATCCGTTTTGACCGCAACAATGGCGTTTTTAAACCGCTGGCAACGGACAAGGGCGGCAGCAAGGACGGTTACAACATCCATTTAGCGGCTGTTGATGAGCTGCACGCGCATAAAGACTCGTCGACATTGTGGCCAACGGTATCGCGTCGCGTGCACAGCCGATGGTTATCGCGATCACGACCGCTGGCACTGACATTACCGGCGTTGCATATCGTGAGCGCAACGTGGTCACACAGGTGCTGACAAAACAGGCTGAGCATGACCGCTATTTTGGCCTGATTTTTTGCTTAGACCGTGGTGATGATTGGCGCGATCCGACCAACTGGCCAAAAGCAAACCCAAATTTGGGGGCATCGGTGCAGATGGCGTATCTGTCTGACAAATACAAAAAAGTTGAGCTATCACCGTCGGCTGAGTATGAGTTTAGGCAAAAATCGTTAAACGAGTGGGTCGGTGTGCGCAATGCGTGGATTGATCTAAACCAGTGGGCGGCGCTTGGTGATGACCAATTGCGCGAGGCTGATTTTGTCAACAAACCGTCGTTTGGTGGGTTGGATCTGGCATCGCGGTTGGATCTGGCTGGCTATGCAAAACTGTACGCCAGTAAACCCGACGGGTCGTCAAAAATCCATTGGACAGTGTTTGCCCATGAGTATATCAACAGCCGCGCCGCCGAAAATGCGGCGCAACGGTTGGCACAGGCTGCCGCCAATCGGTCGCGTGAGACGGGTAACGCGATGTATCAACAGTGGGCCGATGCTGGCTGGTTGACGGTCACTGACGGCAACACAACGGACTATGACGTTATTGAGCGCGATCTGTTTGAGAGTCACGCGCAATCGGCATTTAACGAGCTGGCGTTTGACAACTATTACGCGTCGCAATCCAATCAGTGAGGCGATGCGCTGGCTTGAGTCATTAATCGCTGATGGGCGTTTGCACCACGACGGTAATCCAGTTTTGAGCTGGTGCATGGGTAACGTCATGGTCAAGGCTGACGGCGCTAATATGATTTTTCCGCGTAAAAACAATGCAGAGGACAAAATAGATGCGGCGGTTGCATTGATTTTGGCGGCTGCACGGGCGCGGTTATGGGACAGCGACGATGTATTTGACGGTCAACAGTCGTCAAAAGATCGTGCAATGGCTGATTATCTAAACAATTTTTTGAGTATTAAACGATGAGTGCGCTGACTGCTATTGCGTCGTTTTTGGGTTTTGGCGCTAAGGAGCCAGCCAAAGGCAAAAAATACGACGGCGCGAGCGTCGGTCGCACGGCGCGGCCTGTCAATTTTGACAGCGCCATGTCTGTCACTGCCGTTTATGCGTGCATCCGGTTGATCTCTGAGACTGTTGCTAGCCTGCCTTTGCGTATGTATGAGGTCGGGTCAGATGGGTCGCGTGTTGAGGTTAAGGCACATCCGGTCATGAGTTTTATACGCAACCGGCCCAACGCAAACCAAACGCGGGTCGAGTTTTTTGAGCATTTTATGCTCAATTTAGTATCGTCCGGCAATGCGTATTGTTTGCGTGGCTACAGTGATCCGGCCAAAAAACGGCTGGTGTAATTGCAGGTGATCAACAGCGGGTCAATGGTCGTCAACGTCATGTCCGACGGTACCAGACTGTACAAATGGACGGACAACAACGGCGTTAAAAACGAGTCATTGCCGGTCGATATTTGGCATGTCCGGCTGTTTGGCACGGGGGTCGTTGGGCTGTCGCCATTGTCAGCCGCTGCTAAGGCGATTGGCGCTGGTCTAGCTGCTGACGACCGCGTGTCTGATCTGATTGGCAAGGGTGTGCCGCAAGGGATTTTGACCACGGCTGGTGCGCCGACGGCTGATCAGCGCGACATGCTGCGCGATGAGACCGCACGCATGATGACAGGGGAGTCAATCCCTGTTTTTCCGGACGGCCTAAAATTTACCGGTTTTACGCTCACACCGGCTGACCTTGAGCTGTTGGCCACACGCCGATTTACGACGGAGGAGATCGGGCGGGTGTTTGGTGTGCCGTCTGTGCTGATCAATGACACCGCATCGTCAACCGTCTGGGGCAGTGGCATTAACGAGATTATCAGCGGGTTTTATAAATTTAACCTACGGGCATACCTCGAAAAAATTGAGGAGTCCATGCGGATCAACCTGTTAGCGTCAACAGACTGGGACAAATATGAGTTTGAGTTTGACGTTGATGCGATCCTACGCGCCAGCAAATCGGCGCGGGTTGACATGGGGGTCAAAGAGGTCAACGGCGGGTTGCTCACAACAAACGAGTATCGCAAAAACGAGGGTTTGCCGCCGATTGATGGCGGCGACCGAATACGGGTCGCGCTCAATTTGGCGACGATTGACGCCGTTGGCAACATCGTGCCAGCGCAATCTAAACAGCAGGGGGGCGTGTGAGCCAGACAATCATGACGCGGCATCGTCAAAAAATGCCAGACATGCAGACACGGCGGTTAGAGCTGCCGCTGACTGAGCTGCGTTTTGTGCCACCGGCTGAGACCGGCGGCCCATTTGCGTTTGAGGGCTACGCTGTCAAATGGGCGACGATTAACAGTCACAATGAGCAATTTGCAAAGGGCGCGTTTGCTGATCTGATCAGTCTCAAAAAACCGGTGCATATGTACTATAACCACGGCTACAGGGAGTTTTTTAGCGTTGACTGGTCGTATCGCATTGGCAAATGGGTCGAGATGGTCGAGGACGATATCGGGCTGTTTGTACGCGGTGAGCTGACCGCCGGTTTAGATCTGTCGGATCGTGTCGGCGCGATGATGCAACACGGCACCGTTGACGGGCTGTCCGTTGGATTTTTTGAGCCTGCGCCGATGGACGTCGTTGTGGTCAATGGCGTGTCAGTGATCAAACGGGCCGATCTGTATGAGATCAGCGTGGCCGATGAGCCTAGCGACCGCACTGCACGGGCCACACCAGTTGATGCGGCGGTTGCTGACGTTAATAGCCAACGCGATGCAACTGATCTGCTGCAAACCGTCGGGTTTAGTGCCGACGGTGCGGCGGCATTGCTCACGCGATTAGACGCCATGCGACAACCGACCGCGCCACCGTTGCAAATTGACGGCATCACGGCTTTGCTCAGTAAATTGGGCTAACAAACACACCAACGCTACACCACACACCACACCGCCTACGGGCGGTTTTTTTACGTCTGACAGGTAGACAATCATGACTGCTATGCAAAATAAACCAACGATTTACCATCGCGACCAACAGGGTCAAGCGATTGATACAGCACGTTTTAATCAACTGTGTGCTGATCTGCAAACCCGTTTGACTACAGTTGACGGCATTATCAGTGCAGCACAAGCCGATATTGCTGCGGGCAAATTGCCCGACGCGGTGCGGTCGCAACTTGACACCGCAATCAACAGTGTCAATGACATGTCACAGCGGATGCTAGACATTGAGCAGCGCATGGTCGATCAGGTCGGCAAGGGCACGGCAGATGCCGATACGGTCGGCGCGCTGTTGACCCGCAATACAGACATTTTGACCCAAGCCAAAGCCTTGCAGGCGCGTAAAGGCAAAATGCAAATTGACGGTATCCAAGCGCGTAACATTGTCACGATTAATGGCATGGGCACAAATGCGCCATTGGCAGGTAATACGTTGCCTACGCTTGAGACAGTATTGTCGCTGGTTGACATGATTAACTGGTCACCGGTCACGTCACAGTTAGTGCCGTTATTGCGTGAGAGTGCATATGACGTCATGGCTGATATTGTGCCGGAGGGCGAGCTTAAACCTGAGTCAAATCTATTGTTTGAGACAGTTGATTTAAAAGTCAGTGTGATTGCGCATTTTATACGTATCAGCCAACAGTTTTTGGACGACATGCCAACTTTGGCGTCATATATTGACGGTCGTTTGGCTTATGGCGTGCGCCTCAAACTAGAGGCATTTGTGGTTAACGGTGCGGGCCACGAAACCGGTTTTGATGGATTGCTCAAAACCGGCAATAGCATTGCATTGACGCCGGTGGCTGGTGATACCGCTATCGACACAATCAATCACGCAAAATCACGGGCGTATGCGTCGGGTGTGCCACCGCAATGTATTTTGCTTAATCCTGAGTCATGGGGGGCGATTGAGCGCCTAAAAGGCGGCGACGATCATTATATTTTTGGGTCGCCTGGTGCGATGGTGCAGCCAGTTTTGTGGGGTCTGCCTGTTGTGCTGACTGCTGCAATGCCAGTTGCTAAATACTGGGTCGGCAATATCACCATTGGTACCGCTGGTTTTGTGCGCCAAGACGTTGCCGTCGAGTTATCGACCGAGGACGGCGACAATTTCCGAAAAAATTTAGTCACCGTGCGTGGTGAGATGCGCGCTGCGTTTGGTGTGCAAATCCCCGATGCTCAGGCGTCGGGCAATTTGACTGCATAAACTGACCAACAAAAAACCCGCCAATTGTGGCGGGTTTTTTATGGGGTTAAAAATGGATGAGCATATTACGTTGCAACGCGCTAAACAGCATTTGCGCATTTTGCATAATCATGAGGACGATTATATAAAATCGTTAATTGATACCGCGCTGCAAATGGTGGCCGATTATATCGACCGGCCATTGATTGATGATAAATGTGTTTTGCCTGACGGCACATTAAAAGCGCCGTTAATCCATGCCGCGCTGCTGCTGCTTGGGGATTTATACATTAATCGAGAGGGCGTATCTGGCACTACGTTTACTGTATTAAATATCAATGCCAGCAATTTAATGGCGTCATATCGCAAAATGGGGGTTTAGGTCATGCCAGTTGCAGCGGGTGAGCTGGATACGCTTGTCGATATTTTAGAGCTGCGTGATGTTAAAAACGAGATTGGTGAGCAAAAACCAGTTTGGGCACCGGTCGCGCGTGCATGGGCCAAAATTGAGCCAATCAGCACGCGTGATTATTTAGCATCGAGTGCTGAGGGCAACTCACTGACCGCTAAAATTGTTTTGCGCAATGACATCGACATTAATGCGACGCATCGCATTTTGATTGTTGATACCGGTTTTATTTATACGGTTAATGGCGTGATACCAATACCAGCGGATCACAAAAAATCGGCATTGTGTAGCGTGGCGGTATGAGTGCATCGGTTGATTTTGATATACAGGGATTAGACGAGCTTGAGGACAAACTCAGGCGTTTGGGTAATGACCTGTCTGGTGACGCATTATATGGTGCGTTATTTGATGCCGCTAAACCGGTGGTTGATGCAATCAAACAAAATGCACCTAAATCGACCGCGCCATATTACCGTTATTATCGTGGCCGCAAAAACCGACAAACAGGTGAGCGCAACAAACGCCGGATACTCATGCAAGGCGGCACGCTCAGGGCCAGTATCACGCGCAAGCGGATCAAAAAATTAGACGTGCCAGCGGTGGCTATTACCATCAAAAACCGTGCATTTTATTGGATATTTTTTGAGTATGGCACATCAACACAGCCTGCACGTCCGTTTATGCGACCGGCATTTGATGCCCAAGTGGGTGCCAGTATCGAGCGTTTTAGTGATCGTTTGCGCAAACGTATTGCACGTATTGCGGCACGGCAATCTATTGATTTAACCGACGGGGCAACATAATGCGCGCCAGTTACATTGTATTTAATGCGCTCAAACATTTGGCTGATGGCCGCGTGTTTATCAGTCCACGGCCTGAGTCTGCTGATCAAACCGTGCCATATATCACACATCAAATGATCGGCCGCGTGCCTATTAATACGCTCGACGGTTATACACAGCATGACCGCGTGCGCGTACAGATTGACGTGTACGCGCAAACGTATAGTGATGCTGAGTTATTGATGCACCGCGTTAAAATGTCGATTAATAACGCATCGGGTGCGCCAATAATCGACGCTGAGCAATCGGCGTATGAGTATGATGCAAAACTGCATCGTGTCACTGTTGATATTTTTTTATCGGAGACAATGGATCATGACTAAACCCAATCTAATCGAGTCGCAAAAAACGCGGCTTGAGGTATATGACAGCGCCGGTGCAATTTGGCTGCATGTTATTGAGCTAACCGATGTACCCACGCCGACCGCGTCGCGCTCAAGTGCTGACGTGACAACACTAGACGACAATCACAAGCGCCGTGCGTCTAGCGGCGTGATTGATTATGGCTCACTAGAGTTTAAAGGGCTGGCAATTGCTAACGACCCTGCTCGGGG